CCGCTTTCCACAGAAACCATCCGGGCTTGAATGTGCGTGCTGCGCATGTCCAGCGGTACGCGACCAAGCGCCCACGTGGGATTGGATACGCGGGCAACCTTGAGCCACGATGGCGTGGATAGCGACACGTTGATGTAGACGTCCCACACGCCGGAGCAGGTAACGTCCAAACCCGTCCACGCTTTCGAAGCGGCAGGATCGCCCGCGTCGAGGAAGGCGGTCTCCACCGTGGCCACAGTGTCGTCATAGCTGTTTTCTGCCGCGCCGGACGCGCTGGTGGCCAGATACGGGTTGACGTCCTCTGCGGGTGTTGCGCCGTACAGGAACAGTTGGTCGCCGGAGCGGAGTGCAACTCGGGCGTTGGCCTTGGTGGCCGCGTCGATTGTGTAGGGGAATTCGAACCGGGACCACGCCGCGATTTTGGTGGACGGGAACGTGGATAGCACGAACGCCTCGTTCTCCCAAATAAGCCAGAAACGGCCAGATAAGGGGTCAACTAGGGCCCGGATTTTCAGGGCAATTTCGTCCGTGAGCAGGCCGCGCTTGGCGGCAATCAGAACGTCAATGGGAGACCCGACGTCGTTCAAGGTCGCGGACGTGCTGCTGTCTCGGGCGCGCAGGCTACGGATGCCGGTGTTAGATAGGAACAGCACGTCGCCGTTGGAGGCTCGGGCAAGCCCGTGCGGGGCCAACAGCCCGGTGTTGCCGAGGACTTGCACCTGTTGGTTCAGGTCGGGGTCAGGGTCCATCGCCCAAACCTGAACGGCGGACTGTCCAAACAACGCAACGCTGGAGTAATACTGTTCGATGCCGACCAGTTCCTCCCCTGCGCTGTCTTGGATCGTAACGTCGATAATGCCAGCGCCTGCGCCTGCACCTGCGCCCCAATCGGTTGCGTCCGCCACCGCGCTGAAACGCAGGTTCGGGCCGTCGGTGGCGTATAGTTTGGATTTGTGCGCGTAAACCGTCGTGCCTTGCGCGCCGGGGTCGGTGACTTCCACGTTGTTGTAGAAGTGGCGGACGCTGTCGTCGGTCATGCGCACAATCACGTAGTGAACCGCGCCAAAAAACTGCGCGTCCAGAACGTCCACAACGGTCTCCGCGTCGGAGGGGAACAGCCGGTGGTATCGGACGTAAGGAGGCAACAGTGGCTCGACAAGCGCGGGGTCCGCGTCACCGAACACGACGAGGCGGTAGCCGTTGAAGGACAGACCGTGCGTTAGCCCGGCGGGGAGCGTCCCTACGTCCGTGAAAAGTTGGCGTTTCTCGATTTCGCCGCCCGCCGATACAACGGCGTTCGTCATCGTCCGCAGCGAGCCGGGGGTGGCCGCGACGGGTGACTTGCGGAGGTCAATCCCCTGCGCGAAGTCATCTAGCATAATGTAGGGCATGACCTAGTCCTCAGTCGTGGCGGAAACGCTGGCCACGATTAGCCGGGCGGTTGCCTTTCGGGTACATACTGACCGGGCGGTTGTCCGGTTCAGACTGGTTGCGGCGTAAGTTGTCGTAACGCGCGAGAGCCTTTTGCAGCTTCATGCTTGCATCCTCTGCCTCTTGACCGGCTAGGATTTCAGCGGCGGCGTGCAGGACCACAACCGGGCCGTCGATGGTGGAGTAGTCCGTGTCTGGGTCGATCAACGGGTATAGCGCCCGCTTGCCTTCGAACCGGAGGGTGGCGTCGTTGGCCGGGAGTGGCCAGATTTCAAACATGTTGTTTTCGATGCGCTCCGCGCCGGACGCGAGATAGTGCGCCCACCGCTGGATATGTTCTTCGCGGGTTCCCGCGTTACTGTCCGTGCGGTTGTGTTCCGTGGCACGGATGCCGTAGCCGAGCAGGTCCCATTGCGTTTCTCCGGCGTTGCGGACGTGGACGTTGGACGTGCCTTCGTACATGATTGTGTCCGGGTAGGTCGCGTAACGCTGCCCGGCGGTGATTTCCACGTCGGCGGAAATGGCGAGCATCGGCCAATCAAAAGACATATAGACTTCTTCTTGGACGCGTTGGAGCAACGAGGTGTGCTGCTCCAACAAGTGGGTGGCGTGGGCCACGTCCTGAGAGATGCGCGCTTCGTGGCGCAGCATCGTCAGCATTTCGTTCAAGGACATGATCCGCACGGGGGCCGCTCCTGTTAGTGGGGAAGTTGGTCAATCGCCGGGAGGGCGGTCTTGGCCGGTTCTTTGGCCGGTTCTTTTTTCTTCGCGGCTTTGCTCCGGACCAAGGCTTTCGCTTCGGCGGCGGCTTCGGTCACGGCCTTTACTTCTTCCAGCGTCGGGATGCTGTCGTCCCGGACAGGGAGGGACGCGCGCCCGGCAAGCGCAGGGAAGTGCGATTTAACGGCACGTCCATATTTCAGTGAGAGGCGTTCCAGTTCTTCTTCATGGAGGCGGTCAGGGGTCTCGCCGACTTCAACCATTGTGTGGACCGCGTCCACGCCGCCGTGGATGGCTTGCAGTACCAGCGCCTCTGGGTAGGTCACGGGGTTTTCGGCTCCGCGATACACCACGTTCTGAGGGGAACCGGCAAGGTTGATGTAGCACGAGAGTAATTGAAATTTAGCCACAGGGTTTTCTCCGTTGGGTGGGAACGCCGCCCCGGATGGTCCGGGGCGGCGAGGTGCCTATTTAGGCAATGTCGATCACGAGACCGGAGTTGAGTTGCGTGGCAACCATCTGTCCGGTGGAAGTGATAGAGCGATACAGCACGAACTTATCGTGCGGACGCGCAGGGTTGTGGACCTTGCGCCATTCGGCTTCCATTTTCTCAAGGAAAATGTGGCGCTTGTCGAACCAGTAGCCGCGCTTGGCGAGGCCGAGGTCGTCCAAGGTCGGGTCGTACTGGATCGTGGTGCCGTCAAACAGCACTGGACCCATTACGCCGTCTTGGCTGCCTTTGAAGCCCCGGTCCGAGTAGTTGCCGTTGGCGCGGATTTCACGCTCGTAAGCGTCAATGAAGTCCGAGCCCGCCAAGAACGTGTCGGGCTTGCCGCCAAACTTCGTCAACTGACGGCGTTCCCGCTGCAACTCTTGGATCAGCGCGCCGCCGTTCGCCGGGTCGGACGTGACTTCGTCGCCGCCGTGGACCGAGAGAGCGGGCGTAACGCCAACTGCCACGCCGAAGGCTGCGGTCCGTGCGCGGTTGCGCAGGTACGCGTTTGCCGCCGTGGCGCGGTTCTTACCGCCGACGGTGCCGAGCGCCGGGTTGGCCACAAGGAAGTGGGTCAGCCCGTGCAGCGCCAGCGCGTCCGCCGTGCCGTCACCCCAATAGAGGTCGTTGGCAGAGCGGGCGTAGCGTTCGCCGAAGTCGAACAGCTTGTTTTCCCACATGTTGATCAGCGCGGTCTTTTCGCGTCCGGAGTGGTTGGACGAGCCGCCCATTTCGTTGGTTACGCTGATACCGTCGTGCTTCAACTCGGTGTGCGTGACCGAGATACCAATGTGCATCTCTTTCCAGTCGAAAGACAGGCGGTCAAGGTTGGCCGGATTGAAGAACGTCACGGTGTCGTCGTACTCGTAACCGGCGAGGCTGTCGTCAGTGCCTCCGGCCCCATACGCACCCTGAACGGCCACGCTGATTGCGCCTTTACCGCCGGGGAAGGTTTTGGAGCCGCTGTCCATGATGTTGACAAGCGGGCGGTCTTGGAGGGACTGCTGGAAGGCAGTGCCTTTGTTGAGGTAGAAGTCCAACGCCGAGTTGGCGATGAAGTCCATTTGTGCTACCGTCAGGGCCATGATCTGAAACTTTCAAGTGTAGAGGTCAGCCGCCCAAGGCTTGATTGATAACGTCCTCGAGGGACGTTGGGACGGGCTGGACCCCGGAACGTCGGGGAGCCGCGTTGCCTGCCGTGGTGGGTGCGGGCCGTGTCGCTTTGCGGGCGGCTGCCTTTGGACGGAGCATTTGATTGACTTCGGCGTAGGCGGCTTTTGCCTGCGTCAAAGCTTGCTCTGGTGTCTTGGGCAGTCCCTGTTCGGCAACTATTGCCTGCGCCACCCGGCGCATCGCGGCGGTTTTTTCGCCGAAGTCGGGGTCAGCCACTTGGATTTCGTTGAACCAAGTGTTGATGGCGGACGCGATATTCCGTTGCTGTTGAGCGCCTTGCGACTGCTGCACCTGTTGACGATTTCGCTCCAGCCGGTCGGTGGCAAGCTGTTCGTTGTAACGCGAACGGGCTACCATCTGGGCCGCTTCTGTCGTCATGTCGCCCGTTTCCACCTGTTCTTGCAGGTCTTGCGGGACGGCTTGTCCGGTGGCTTCAAGGGCCATTTGAACAAGCGGTGCAATCCGATCTAGGAAGCCTTGCAACCGTTGTGGATCGCCGGATTTCAGGTCCGCGCCCACTTTGAACAAGTCCGCGACTTCTGCATCATGCAGGTTGTTCTCGGACATGTACGTCCGCACCGCTTTGTAGTTGTTGGCTTCGCTCTTGAAGTTTGCCGCTTCGTCACGGGCTTCTCTGCGTTGGGCCAGCAATTTGCTGATGCGTCCACGGGCCTTTCGGCCCATCTGGTTGAGTTCTTCTTCGGAAGGATCGTCGTCGGGGGTCTCGCCAGCTTCGGGTTCCGCTTCGTCCGGGGCTTCGTCCGCTTCCGCGTCCTCTGCCTCGCCATCGGCTTCGCCTTCATTGGCTGGTGTCCCATCACCTTCCTCGCCGTCAGCGTCCGCATCATCGTCAGTCTCGCCGTCCGTTTTCGGGGCGCTGTCGATGGCTTCGTCTGTCGGGGCGGCTTCGAAGGCCCGTTCGATGGCGTCAGCCATAGACTTGGGTTCTTCTATTCCTTCCGGTTGGTGGTCACTTTCGCCGCTGGACGTGAGCGGAGTTTGATCGTCCGGGGTAGTTTCGGCAGAACCTGCAACCATGGGTGTGTCGGTCGCAGTCTGTTCGCCGTCTTTGTCTCGCGATGGAGGCATGTATTCGCACCCTTGTGAATTCTGATGCGGCAACATTGTCTGTTTTGTAGGTTTCAAGCAAACTGCAAATTAGGGTATGCCCCTAATTTCGTTGGCAAATCTGACAGACCCGTCAGATAAAGTTAGAAGTTTGACGGGTCTGTCTAAGGATCACATTCCTACTGAGCCGGGAGGGGGCGGCGGCGCGCCTTCCGGGGGCCGTGCTGCGGAGTTAACCTGTTGGGGTTGTGTGGACGGAGCGTTGTTGCCGCCCTGCCCTCCCTGTGCGCGAGGGTCCGTGGCGGGACCGCCAGCGCCAGCTTGCTCCGGACCGGCTGCCTGCTTGGCCGCGTTCATCATTTGGATTGACGGCATACCTGCGGCGAAGGCGTCCGCCAAGTCCAACCGGTCGTCCATGCGGCGCAACATTTCCTTGGCCATCCACTCGGGGGAGATGCCGGGGATTTGCATAAGCATGGGGAAGATCGCCTGCGCGTTCTGTATGTCCTGCGCCTTGTTCGGGCGGCCAGTGGACGCCGCTTCGATTTCCAGCATGATTTCCAGCGCCACGTTCTCGCGGTCCAGTTCGGGCCACACTGCGCCGGGGCCAAGTACCTTTTTCACCTTCTCGGCGCTGCACTCCAAGAGCAGAACCTGCCCGGAGGCCCGCGCCAACTCGGTTAGGAATTCATCCAGATCATCGACTACGGACGCCACGGACGTGGACCGGGAGCCCTCCGCGATTGCGGCTTCGGTTGCCGTGGAGCCGGACGTGCCGCCGAGGTTGGCTTCCTGTTGTCCGAGCGCCCGCAGGTAGTCCTCGAACACGGGTGACGGGTCGTACACCGAGGGGTCGATGGAGGGCCCGGAGTGCGATTGCAGCAAGTCGCTGATTTTCTCGCCGGGTTGCATCCCTGTGATTTCAACAACGGCGTGTGCTTCGGCTTCCGTTATCTTGGCCTTGTCGTCCTCACTCAGCCGCCCGGAGGCCATGTAGGTGCGCGGGCGCGCAGCCACGCGGTGTTCGCGCAGGCCCTGCCGGGTGCGGTTTAGTTCCCTCTGCATGTCGCGCATGAGCCGGGCGTCCGACATTGGGATCACGGTGTCGTCGTCGTAGACCTCGTTGATCACGAAAGGGAACCACGGGAAGAACCGCTCCAAGTAGATATCCGGGGCCGCAGGCTCCACGAGAAAGTCGGGGTATCCGTCGCAGACAACATACACCATGCCGTCGGTGCGGGAGTACACCTCCCACAAACAATGGTACGTGTCGCCCTTCTTGTCTTTCACGCTGTCCGTCGGGCTATAGGCGTGGTGCCGTGTCCGGCGGTACGCTCGGGCCGTGGCGGCTTCCTCGTCGGACACTCCGGGGGCGCTGCTACTTACGTCCACGCCGTAGACTTCCTTGATCCGGTCGGCGGACAGGAAGTATTCTTCGGCCACCCACTGAGCGCCGACGAAGCCGCGAAGCTGTTTGATGTCCGGGTCCATGATGATCGCCGTGCTGTCGGGAAAGTTGTAGGTCAGGCCCTCGCGGATGATGACTTGTTCGGTCTGAGACAGATCGGCCAGAAGCAACCGGAGTTGTTCTTCCTCCGCGCTGCCCTCTAGGATTTCCCCGTCCGCCATGTCCGCAGAAAGACGCTCCATCGCGGACAACTGCTGCTCCGTGGTTTCGATGCGGCGGTCCACGTCCGGGTGTTTACCCATGATGCGCTCGTATCCAAGCTTGGTGTAGCCCACGCCGGTGGTCAGCGCGCGGCGGACCGTGCCTTTCATTTGGACCTTGAACGGGATCGGCTGTTCGTCAATCTCGTGTTCGTACATTAGTTCCAGCGTGCGGGCCATTTTGTCCAGCATCTGGTTTTGCGCCATGGTTTGTTGCGCGTCTTGCAACACCGCCATGGCTTGCATGTTCATGGGGTCCATGCTGACCGCTTCCATTGCGGCGGATATGGACTGGCCGGAGCCGTCCCACACCGTGGAGAGCAACCGGGGCTTGCGCTTGGCCACCACTTTGGGGTTCTTGCCGTAGATC